CGGCCTCGGGCAGCTCTTTGCCGGCGCACGTGACGCTTCTCAGGGCGATCCTCTGGTGCATTACGGCGAGTGGTTTATTCGTATCGACAAGGATGGTGACGGTGTCCCCGAGCTTCGTAAGATCTGCACTGTTGGGGATGGCGACCGTATTGTTATGGACGAACCGGCAGCTCGAGCGAAGTTCGCGCTGTTCTGTCCGGATCCGGAGCCTCATACGGCGATCGGGCACAGCGTTGCCGAGCAGGTAGGCGACCTCCAGAACATCAAGACCAACATCCTGCGGAACACGCTCGACGCCATCGCCTCGACGATCCTGCCGCGGCTCGTGGTCGTGGACACCATGGCCAACATGGACGACGTGCGGAACAACGAGCTGGGCTCGATCATCCGGGTCAAGTCTGCCGACGCCGTCACGCAGCTGCAACAGATGCCGCCGAGCCAGATGCCGATCCAGCTCCTCGAGTATCTCGACCTGATCGGCAACCGGCGCACCGGCGTTACCGAGCAGTCGAAAGGCCTCGACCCGAAGGCGATGCAGTCGACCGCCAAGGAAGGCGTCGGCCTTCTTGTCACGGGCGCGCAAGAGCGCATCGAGTTGGTGGCGCGCACGCTCGCCGAGACCGGCTTCCGCGATCTCTTCGCGGGCTTACTCCAGGAGATCGTCGAGAACCCGATCCCCGAGCGGATGATCCGGCTGCGTGACAAGTGGACGAAGGTCACGCCGGACCAGTACGACGCCACCATGGACGTCCAGGTCAACCCGGCTATCGGCCGGGGTTCGGACCAGGACCGGCTGCAGATGCTCATGGGCATCAAGCAGACCCAGGAGATGATCGTCCAGAGCTATGGCGCGGACAATCCGATGGTCAGCCCCATCGAGTACCGCAACACGATTGTCGACATCATGGATTTCGCGGGGATGAAAAATGCCTCGCGCTACTTCAAGCAGATCACGCCGGCGCAGCTCCAGCAGGCGCTGCAGCAGAAGTCCCAGGCGCCGAACCCGGAGATGGTCTACGCACAGGCCGAGGCCGATAAGGTCCGCGCGTCGATCGTCAAGGCGCTCACCGACGCCAAGGTCAAGACGATCGAGATGGGGTTGAAGGACGACCGCGAGCGCGACAAGCTCGATGCGGACATCGCGGTCAGTGCGGGAGAGTTGGCGGTTAAGGGTTTCGAGCTGGATCAGAACGCCATTCAGATGGCGATCGACGCGACCCGGCCTGAGGAGGAGAAGGCCTCGACGGACGCGATCCCTGAGCCTACGCCGGCCATGTTCCCGACCATGGGCGACCAGGGCGGCCTGCCGACCAATTCGGCGGCGCCGGCCGCTGGCGGGCCCCCCAAGCCGATGTCCCCGCCGATCAAGCCGCCGGTGCCGCCGCCGATTAACTTACCCGCAGGGTTTGGTCAGCGATGATCGACATGCTTGCGCGCGACGAGCGCGCCTCCGACGCCAAGGAATTGCTCGATCATCCGTTGCTCACGGAAATCATCCAGCACCTTATCGATGAGGCGACGGCTACCATACTTGCCAATCCACCCGGTTCTGAGGTAGGACTGATGGCACATCATCGCGTCCTGGCAGTCCGGGCGATCCAAGCGGATCTGGTTCGCCTCGTTGAAGACCCCAAGATGTTGCGTGCCGCGGTCGAGCGCCGGCGGCGGTTCGCGCAATAGGACAGTGGATGCCTCCTGACGAAGCCACCGATCTCGCATCGCATTTCGAGGACGTCCTCGATCGCGAGGAGGGCGCTGCCCCGCCGCGCGCGCCGCGCGAGGAGCGCGAGGAAGAGCCTGAACAGCTCTTTCCGGAGCGCGAGGTCGAGGGCGAGGCTGACGAAGGGGAATACGACCCCGATGAGCTAGAGGCGCAGGATGCGCCTGATGAAGATCAACCTGAAGACAAAAAGGAGGAGCAGGAGCAGGCCGCTCTCGATCTGAACCAAGTCGTTGCGGTGAATGTGGACGGGCAAAGGGCCGAGGTCAGCCTCCAAGAGGCTCTCAACGGCTATGTCCGCGCCGAAACGTTCCACCGCCGGCTCAATCAGCTCGGGCAGGTCGCACAGGAGATCGAGAAGGAGCGTACGAACCTCGCCCAAGGGCGGCAGTACTACGCTGAAATGATACCCGCCTTGATGACACAGTTGCAATCGTTGCAGCCGCAGGAACCCGACTGGGACAAGCTTTACGCGGAAAATCCGCTCGAAGCCGCCACGTTGGAACGCCAGTGGCGCTCTTACCGAGAGAAGGTTGCACAGCTAGCTCAAGAGCATAATCGGGTGACCGATGAGCAGAAGCGGGAGCAGGAGCGGCAGACAAAGATTTTCGAGGATACGCAAAGGCGCCAGCTCGCTCAGTGGGTACCTGAGTGGAGCGACAACAAGCGCTGGGATCGGGACCGGAAATCGATGATCCGCACTGCACAGGCGGTGGGCTATTCGGAAGCCGAATTGGGACAGCTGCGAGACGCGCGGCCGACCATGGTCCTGTTATGGGCATCGCGATATCTCGAGCTGATGAGGAACAAGCCCAAACCAGTTCGAGGACAGCAAGGAGCCTTGAGGCCGGGTGCTATCTCGTCACGAGCCGCCCCCAATGGTCTAGCCCGAGCTGAGAAGCGTCTTCAACGTTCTGGAAGCGTCCGTGACGCGGCCAGGGCATTCGAAGAGGATCTCAACCGTGAGGGTTAGACATGGCCAAAGTTGCCAACGCAGTCACCACCTATCAGGCTAAGGGCATCCGCGAGGATCTTAGCGACCGGATTTATAACATCGATCCGTTCGACACACCCGGCGTGAGCATGATTGGCCGCCGGAACGTCAAGAACCGGACTTACGACTGGCAGACCAGAACATGCCCGTCGTCGACGCCAACAACGCGCAGGAGGAAGGTTTCGAGCTTGTGCGCTCGCCCGGCGTGCCGACCGTGCGCCAGACCAACCTCGCCCAGATCTCGAAGCGCGATGCGACCGTCTCGGCCTCGCAGGAAGCCTCCGACAACGCCGGCAAGAACTCCGAGATGGCCCACCAGATGGCCATCAAGAGCAAGGCCCTGAAGTGCGACGTCGAGGTCATCACCTTCTCGAGGCAGGCGAAGTCGTCGGACGACGCCACGACCGGCATCCGCAAGACCGAGTCGATCCCGCACCAAGTCGCGCGGGGTGTCGACAAGAACGCCGCGGCCGGCACCCACATCTTCGGTGTGAAGACCGGCCTCCCGGTTCTGTCGACCGATGTCTGGGCCGCGCCGACGCCGGTCGAGTTCACCGAGAAGATGCTCGGGGACGCCATGGCGGTGGCCTACGCCGACGGCGCCGAGCCCACACGCCTGATCGTGCCCTATAACATCAAGCGCGGCTTGGTGATGTTCAAAGGGCGTGAGTCGACCCAGGTGATGGTCGGCAAGACCGAGGTGGTCGCGACCGTCGACGTCATCGCCACCGACGGCGGCCGGGTTACAGCCATGCCCTCCAGGTGGCTGCCGGCCGACCTCGGGATGCTGATCGATCCGGAGTACGCGAGGCTCGCGTTCTTCCGGAACTTCCGTCAGTACCCGATCGCCAAGATCGGTGATGCCGAGAGCCGCATGATCGTCGTCGAGTGGGGCACCCAGGTCGACAGCGCCATGGCGCATATCGTCTTCAACGGCATTACGCCAACTGTGACCCCAACAGCTCTCGGGGCAGGTGGCTTTGCTGACGTTTCCGGCCAGGGCGCCGTGCAGGGTGAGAACCCCGAGCAGCAGCGCATTGCCCGCGAGAACGCCGAGCGCCTGTCGCTCGAGCGCTCGAAGCGCGAGAAGGAGCCCGTGCATCGCGACCGCTCGTAGGGAGCTAAAGCGATGCCCGAGAGGCGCTTCACGTACATGGACGAGGGTGGGATGCGTCGCACCCTCGTCTGGGACGAGGCCGACCCTGAGCAGTTCCACGTGTTCGCGCAAGCGGACATGACGAACCTCGCCCGGCTGAACCGAGAGCAGGCCGCGCACGAAAGTGCGCGGCATATGACCACCACGATCGCGCGGGTCCCCTTCACGGTTTGGGAAAAAGCGCACCATGAGAACTGGGACAAGTCCGACTGGGACAAGTTCCTGAACGACCCGGACAACCGGGACTTCCGCGTCTGGCCGGGGAGGGTCTGAGATGGGCGGCGCTGGGCCCGGCACCACGACCAATCCGCAGACCGGGGTAGTGTCCTCGGCGCCGGTGCTGCAAGGCACGTCGCCGCTCGACAGCTTCAACGGCTCTCGGCAGGCCGTGGCTGATCAGGCGCAGACCGCGATCGCCAACCAGGGCATCACCGGGATCCTGCAGGCGAATCCGGCCTATGCGGATGCTTGGGCCCAATACACCAATGCGCTTGCCATGAACCCGACGGCGCCGCCGGTATCGACCGATGGCATGGCGACACCGGTTGGGTTCAATTCGGATGCGTATGGGGGCGCGATGATCGGCGACGGTACAGGTGTCGCCGAAGCCGCTGCTGCAGCATCCGGCGATACCTCGGGGTTGCCGCATCTCGGGGCCGATATCGTGGCGGCTCGGCAAGCAGCTGCCGAGCAAGCGCAAGCGCAAACGCAAGCTGCTGCTGACGCCAAGGCGGCGGCCGACGCCGCCGCGGCGAAATCGGACGCCAACAAGCCGATCACTGAGACCGGCACCAAGATCTGGCCGCCGGCCGATCCGAACCAGGATGTCAGGGTTTGGCTCGCGGCGAACCCACACTGGGCGACGGCGGTCGAGGTGCCCGACAAGGGGCCGATCGGCACGCCGGGAAACTCCTGGTACCAGCCGAAAGGATCACCCCTCTGATGGGCGGCACGACAGGCACTTCCTCTTCCACGCCGAGCGTTAGCAGCAACCCTGCTCAGTCGACGACCACGCCTTCGTTGAACTGGCCGCAATGGGCGACGGACTTCGCGGCGGCCAATCCCGTCTCTCCGATGGCGGCAATTCCAGCCAGTGCGCCGGATCTAGGGGCGGCTCCGGATGGGACGGCTAATCTCGGTTTCCCGTCACCTACGGCGACCCCCATGTCGACCGACGGCACGGCAACGCCGGTCGGGTTCAACTCGGACCCATATGCAGCGCCGTCGGGGTTCATGGGGAATGACGGTTCAGCCCCGATCCATCTTGGGGCGGGCATGGCGCCGGCGCCGGCGCCGGTCGATCCCGCGGCGGATGCCGGCTTAACCACACCAGCGACCGCGCCTGTCGCGCCTGTTGCGCCGGGCGGGGTCGTTACTTACGCGCCGGATGCGGAAGCATCCATGGGCGGGTTGGGCGCTCAGAGCACCTATCCTGTCGGGCAGGTTCCGATCGATCCGAAGTCGGCCGAGAGCTTCGGGATGGGGATGGGGCAGTATGTCGATCCACGGCTCGATCCTTACTACGCCGCCTCTTGGACTTACGCTCAGTCTCATCCTGGCGCGGCTGCTGGAACGCCGCTGACGGCCGAGCAGATCGCGGCCGGGCAGGTCGGCATGCCGAAGGACATGTACGACTACAACATGAAGACCTACGGCAACGCCAATGGGCTCGCCGGCAAGCTCGCCGATCAGCAGCTCTATGACCAGCTCGTGCGGCAGTATGGCCTTCGTTCGGCGTCAGAGATGGCGCTCGGCGGCGGTGGCAATGTCGGTGGGGGTGCCTGATGCCCCTCGGCACTCCCTTCTTCGACAAGTTTCTGGCCCGGCTGCAGAGCTGGACCGATGACATGGACCTGTCGACGGACCTCATGGTCTCGTGGATCGAGATGGCCGAGGAGCGCTTCAACAACGAGCTACGTTGCTTGGAGATGGTCTCGACGCGCCGGGTCTTTTTCGATGACCAGTGCACGCCGTTGCCGGCCGATTTCCTGTCGATGATCTCATGCCGTTACACCAGCTCTGGCCTGCCGCTGAGATACGTTTCCTCCGACGAGTATTATCGGCTGCGCTCGGCCACCGAGTTCTACCTGTCGGGGCCGCAGACGACGGCGATCACCTATCTCGACCCTGGTACCGGCCAACCATTAGGCCCACTACCCCGGCAACCGGCCTTTATCGACTATCCAGGGCGCTCCGGGCCCGAATTGCCGCTCGCGAGGAACGTCTACACCCTCCTTGGGAGTATTCTTCACGTCCACCCGACTGTGACTGGGCCGGGCGACCCCGATCCGACTGAGGTCGAGCTGACCTATTATGCCAAGGTGCCGCCGCTGGCCGAGGCTGCGGAGGCGACACCGCTCTATGCCAGGGCGCCGAAGCTCTACACCTACGCCACGCTGGCGCATTCGGCGCCGTACCTGATCGAGGACCAGCGCATCACGATCTGGGACGGGACGGCGACGGCGCTGATCAAGGCCATGAACGACGGCTCCCGGATCGAAGCCGTCGCATCCTCGCCGATCGTGGTGCAGATCCGGAGCTTTGGCTGAGATGGCTTATTTGTACGGCCAGCACATGTACTCGCAATATCGCTACTCCTGGCTCGACGAGTGGCAGGCGTCGATCTGTGCGCCGCAGGCTTGGAATTTGGTGACCTGCGGTCCGGTGCCGATCAATACCGTGCCGGTTGATCCGACGGCCCCGGTCGTCAACCCCTTAACCACGAGGGCTCGACCCCATGGCCTCACTCACGCCCGCGCTCGCCTTGTCAAAGCCCCAGGTCAATGGACCCGAGACCGAGAACAGATGGGGCGACGACCTCAACACCAACTTCGACAAGATCGACGCCTGGACGGGTCCGCTGCCGGCGCGGATAGCGGCGCTGGAAGCGATCCAGGTCGAGCAGGGTCCGATCTCGGAAGCGCCGAATGACGGGCAGACCTATGGCCGGCATGCGCTGGGCTGGTCGGCGCTCGCGCTGACCCACACGATCCCGGATGTTTCCGGGCTGCAGGCGGCGCTCGATCTCAAGGCTCCGCTTGACTCACCGGCGCTGACCGGTGTGCCGACCGCGCCGACCGCGGCGACGACGACCAATAACACGCAGCTCGCGACGACGGCTTTCGTCAAGGCGGTGTTGTCGACGGCGGTCGGCGGCACGGTCACCGAGGCGCCGAACGACGGCAAGACCTATGGGCGCAAGGGTCTGAGCTGGTCGGTGCTCGACCTGACCTGGGACTGGACCGAGATCGTCGGTAAGCCGGCGACCTTCCCTCCGGCGGCGCATACTCATGCCATCAGCGATGTGAGCGGCTTGCAAGGGGCGCTCGATGCCAAGGCGGGGCTTTCGAGCCCGGCCTTCAATGGGTTTCCGACAGGGGGAACCCCGGGGCTGGCCGACAGCAGCGGTATTCTTGCGACGACGTATTTCGTCCAGGCGCAGGGCTACGCCACGGCGACTTACGTCAACAATTCCGTAGCGCCGAAGGTGAACCGCACCGGCGACAGTATGACGGGGGCGCTGTATGTCACGCCGAGCAGTGCTTCTGATTATTATGCGTTGTATGCTTACACTTTAGCTAGTCCGGGGGCAGGTATCATCGGGTATGGGCCAGGGCAGGCTGTGTATGGCATGGTGGGGGCCAACCAAGGTGCGGTGAATTACACGCTTTACGGCAATGGCGCGGCCTTCGTCCCGAGCGGGGCCTGGGAGGTCTCCGACGGGGTGACCAAGGTGGTCACCGGGGATGTCAGTCAGGCGAAGGCGCTCGCGGCCGTCAACGCCATCCCGGTCAAGGAGTATCAGGCCGTCTCCCCGGAAGCGCGCGAGTACATCTATGGGGCGGCCGGCGACGAGGCGCTCTATGGCTGGATCGCGCAAGACGTCGAGCCCATCCTACCGATCGCCGTGCGGGACATCGCGCTGCCGCCGGATGACAAGCGCAGTCGGGCGATCGCCAAGGGCTCGAGCATCAAGGCGATCAACGACCGCTACATGCTGACCATGCTCTGGGCGGCTGTTCAGCGCCTCTCGGCCGAGGTGGACGCGCTGAAGATGAGGGGCGCCTGATGGGTACCACCACGGAATGGCTCGCGCTCTCGAAGCCGACCGTCAACGGTCCGGAGACGGCAAACGCCTGGGGCGTTGACCTCAACGGCAACTTCGACACCATCGACGAGTGGCTCGGGCCGTTGCCCGAGCGCATGGATATCCTCGAGGACACGGTCGACGACCTGATCGGGCTCGGCGGCGGCCCGCCCGGCCCGCCCGGGCCACAGGGGCCCAAAGGCGATCCTGGGCCCACAGGGGCGCAGGGACCGGTGGGAGCTACTGGACCCGCGGGGACACCCGGCACGCCCGGTGTAGCCGGTCCTACGGGGCCTGCCGGGCCGACTGGGCCGGCGGGGTCTACCGGGCCCGCCGGTTCGACCGGGCCGGCTGGGCCGGCGGGGGCCACCGGCGCACCGATCTCGGTTAGCGATAATCCGCCGGGTTCACCGATCGACAGTCAGCTTTGGTGGGAGAGCGACACTGGGGTGCTGCATATCCGCTACAACGACGGCGACTCAACGCAATGGGTCGGGATCGCCGGGACGGGTGGCGGCTGGGCACCGTTAGCGAGCCCAGTCTTTACGGGGGATCCTCAAGCTCCGACGCCGGCAACCGCGGATAACGACACCTCGATCGCCACGACCGCTTTCGTGAAGGCGCAGGGCTACGCCACGGCGACTTATGCCGACACGCAGGATGCGCTGCGGGTTCTGAAAGCCGGCGATACGATGACCGGCGATTTGAAGATCGACAAATCGCAGCCGGTATTGACTTTCAATGCTGCGACTGGGGCTGTCGCAGGCGGATTGCTCTATTTTGATCGCGCGACCAAGCACAATTGGGCTTTGTGGGAAAGTACGACAAGTGACTTGGTCCTTTCCCGGTATGACGCGACCGGAGTGGTGGTTGACGCACCCTTGCAGTTTTCCTTTGCCGGTGCGGCAGGTTTGTCGACCATTACTTTAACGGCTAATGTTAATATTTCCGCTACTATAACCGCGAATGTTTTTACCGGCACTGGGCTTGGCTCAGCTTTTAGTATTGCCCGAGCGTCGGCTGGATCACAGTACCCATTTATATATGCGATCGGCGGCTTTACTCGCTGGGGTGTCGATACGATCGGGCGCCTGCTGGTCAACCCTTCGCTTGGTGGGGTCACGGGCAACCTCGACGCCAACTTTTGCATGACGGTTAATAAGGATCTTGGTTTTGGCGGAGTTATGGTCTGGTCCCAATCGGGGAGCGCAACAGGGCCGGCATATTCATTTAATAATGCCGGGGCGATAGCCTTTTATATTGGTAGCGGCGGCAGCGTCTATTCGACCTACGGCTCGATCACGGTCATCTCCGACGCCAACTATAAGACGGACGTCGAACCGATGCCTTACGGGCTCGAGGAGATCCTCAAGCTCAAGCCGATCATGTACCGGCTCAAGAACGAGGCTCTCGATCAGCCCATCCATTTCGGCTTTGCGGCGCAGCAGGTTCAACCGATTATGCCTGAGCTGGTCTACGCCGATGAGAGCCAAGTCAGAGAAGAAGGGGATGTCGCCCCACTGGTGATGCAGGAGGGCTCGATCCTGATCCCGCTCGTCAAGGCCGTGCAGGAGCTGACGGCGCGGGTCGCGCAGCTCGAGGCGGGAGGCGCCTGATGGCTTTCAACTTCCCGGCTTCTCCGACGAACGGCCAGACCTACACGCCGGCAGGCGGTTCGACCTACACCTTCAACGGTGTGAGCTGGATTACTGGGGCCGCTTCGCCGGCCTATGCGCCGCTTGCCTCGCCGGTCTTCACGGGCGACCCCCAGGCGCCGACGCCGGCGACGGCCGACAACGATACCTCGATTGCCACCACTGCCTTCGTCAAGGCGCAGCTCCCGGCGTCGGACAGCGCCGAGTATGTCATGGTCAATGGGGTCTGGCGCAAGAAGGCGCAGGGTTTCGATCTCAACGGGGTGAATTTCAAAGATCTCGTCGTTCCGGCAGGCGCCAAGATGGCGCAGCTCGTCGGCTCGGTTTATTGCGGTGGCGGCACTAATTTTGCCGGTCTGCAAGTTTCGGGGGATGGCACGACATTCCCTAATGGCGCGACCAGTTATTTTGTTGCAGGGATGTCCCATAACACGGGGAGTTTAGGTTTTACGACAATCACCAATACCGGCGCGGCGGCTATCTGGCTGAGCAGTGGTGATTTTACAACCCTGGCTCATAATTTTACGGTAGAGGTGCAGTTAACCCGTCCGTCGACCTCCCAGTATTTTAAGTCTAAGATTTATTATCGATCGGAGGATAGCCTGGCCACTACGGGGTATAGGACTTTACTTCTTACAGGCTATGTCGCGTTGACCGCGCCTACGGCTCTGACCTTGGCGGCTCTGCGGATCATCAACATGCCGAGTGCGGTCAATTTCACAGCTAATTCCTATGTCAATGTGACGTGGCTCTACTGATGACTGAGCATCTCAACAAGCTCGCGGGGGAGGTCGTGCGCGGCTTCCAGGGCCAGCCGGCGCTGCTCGCCATCATGGTCCTGAACCTGATGATGCTGGGCGCCGGCGCGTGGTTCCTGACCTCGCTCGCCAAGGCCCAGGCTGGCCGCTTCGATCTCATCCTCAAGGCGTGCATCAAATGATCACCTTCCACTGCCCCTCCTGCGGCCAGCCCGCGAAGCCGCCCCTTGGGCTGGTGGTCGAGGGCGACGTTGTCGCGGCGAACGGCAAGGTCGTGCGCGTCTCGCCTTCGCTCGGCACGCTGCTCGCGAGCCTTGCTAAAGCTGCGCCAAGACCTGTCTATCTGACGACGCTGATCGACGAGCTGTACGGCCTGAAGGACGAGCCGGAAACCGCAGACAATGGGATCTCTGTTCGGATCTGCACGGCCCGAAAGCTCCTGCGCCCGCTCGGCTACCAGATCGAGAGCGTGAAGGGGGCCTACGGTTTGCGCGAGCGCGCGTACCGATTGGCGCGGAGGGCAGCATGACCGCAGAACCACTCTTCGATCGCGAGATCTTCTTCGGCGCCGTACGCGGCTCGCTCTTCCATGGCGCGATGACGCAGCGTCAGGTCGACGGCATGAACGCCATCCTCTCGGCCTGGGAAGAGAACCCGCGCTCGAGCAATCTGCGCTGGCTCTCCTATCCGCTCGCCACGACCGCGCATGAGACCGGCTTCGCCATGTGGCCGATCGAGGAGTACGGCAAAGGCGAGGGCATGGCCTACGGCAAGCCGGATCCCGAGACGCAGCAGATCTACTACGGCCGGGGCTTCGTGCAGTTGACTTGGAAGGACAACTACGCCCGCGCCGACAAGGAGCTGTGCTACGGCACGACTGAAGCCGACTGGGATAGCCTCAAGTGGAACCCCGGCAACGCGCTGAAGCTCGACGTTGCCTCGGAGGTGATGTTCCAGGGCATGGACGAGGGCTGGTTTCGGTCTGACAGCGCTGGGCCACACAATCTCGAGCGCTGGTTCAACGACACGGTCGACGACAGCTACAAGGCCCGCGAGATCATCAATGGGGATAAAAGCAAGGTGCCGAGCTGGTCAGGCGGGGTATCCATCGGCAACCTGATCAAGCAGTATCACGTCTCCTTCTTGGCTGCGTTGGAAGCGGCCCTCCTCGATCAACCGGAGACAGCATGACGCCGCTAACCAACATCATTGTCCTCACAGGGATCAACGATGCGCTTCGCCAGTGGGTCGAGAGCGAGGTGGGCATGATCTTTCGGGACAACGGCAACGTCGAGGATTTCCTCGCCGTGCTGAACCTCGTGGTCGGGGTTCACGAGAACCTCATCACACAGTTTACACCAGACAAGGAGATTGAAGATGCCGTTCAAGGACGCGATCGGGCCAACTGGCCTCAAAATGTCAACGCTCCGTACGAAGCAGAAGCCGTCAGGAAAGGGGGGTGGTAAGGAGTTCCCTTCGATGGAGGAGACGAACTTCTTCGATCCGAAGAGCCTCGGCATGACGCCGGCGCGCGGCTCCTCGCTGCCGCGGCGGAAGGCGGCGCCGCTCGACATGGAGTTCAACTCCGTGCCGGGTGTGCCGAAGCTGAAGAAGAAGCCGGCCCTGAAGTCGCTGGGCATGAAGGGGTTGGGCAAGAATGGCCTGAACAACGATGAGATCTACTGAG